ATAATAAAGGAATAAAATATGGCATCAACATACTCATCAGATTTAAAACTGGAACTCATGGCTACTGGTGAAAACGCTGGTACATGGGGAACAAAAACAAACGCAAATTTAAATTTAATTCAACAAGCAATAGGTGGTTTTGAGCAAGTCAGTGTAAGTAGTGGAGCAACAGTTGCTTTAGCTATGTCCGATGCTTCAATATCTAATGCAAGAAATATGGTTGTAAAAGTAGCTTCTGTTACCCTATCAGGAGCTACTGTAGTTACAGTGCCAGACAGTATAGAAAAAATGTATATCTTTGATATTACAGCAGTTACTAATCCTACAAACTTAACAATAAAAACAGCAAGTGGTACTGGTTTTGTAACCGATCAAGCAAAAATGTATTTTGCATATGCTGATGGAACTAATCTTAATGAAGTGTCTTTAGATACTTTAGGTGGTGCGATAGGCACAGCAAGTTTACCAACAGTAACTGTTGCAAAAGGTGGTACTGGTTTAACATCTTTGGGAGCAGCAAATCTTCCTTTAAAAGTAAATAGTGGTGGTAGTGCTTTAGAGTTTGGAGCACTAGCAGTAGCTGGTGGAGGAACTGGATCAACTTCAGCATCAGCAGCAAGAACTGCTCTTGGTGTTGCAATTGGCAGTGATATTCAAGCTTATAATGCTGATACGGTTTTTAAAGATGTAGCAAATACTTTTACTGCTGCTCAAAGAGGAGCAACTTCAACTGCAAACGCAACTGGCTCTACAGTATTAGATTTTGATAGTTTTCAAAACTTTGTGCTAACTTTTACTGGTAATGTGACATTGGCTAATCCATCAACAGAATCAGTTGGTCAAGCTGGGATAATTATGATTATACAAGATGGCACTGGAAGTAGAACATTATCACTAGGTACAGATTATGAAACAGCAGGAGCTTCTGGATTGACTATATCAACAGGAGCTAATGATGTAGACATTATACCTTACTTTGTTCAATCAGCTTCAAATATTCTGCTTGGTGCAGCTCAATTAGATTTTGGATAAGGAGAAAATATGCCTGTAAATCAAGGTTCTGGATTTAATTATGTACAAACTAACCCCTATGATTTTGACGATTGGGGTGGCACTATGGGTGGAGGACATGACGGTTCCTCTTCTTTAGGTGTAAGAGGAACATTTCCTGGTAGTGGTGCTGGAAACTATAATGTAAAAAATGCTTCAAGTAATTTATATGCAGCATATAATTCAGGTACAGATTTGGGATACCATGTTGTAGGTATGCACCAACGAGCAACAAGGTGGAGTCAAATGAAGGCTATTGTTCCTAGTTCACCTATGACAACTGGTCAACCACCTTTTCCTGGTCAAGGGTGTATATTTAGATGGCATCCAAATGGTAGCACAGAATGGATGTTTATAGGACCAGGTGTTACATCTTTTGATCAATCCAACACTCCATCTTATCCTGGTTTTCCACCAAGTACAACTAACCCACCTTTTGTAATATTTGATAATCAATTAAACCAAGGTGGAGCACCACACCCAGGTGGATATAAAGCTCGAATTATGGTTTTTCATTCTAATGGTACAATGCTTGCTCAGAAAAAATTTGATACAGCTGTTATAGAATCAACTAATCGTTTTGTTTGTTACACAAATGCTCTTGATGGTGGTACAGAATGTGCTTGGGATATGGAACCTATAGCTGGTGGTTCTAATTATAATTTTGCTCAAGTAACTATACCAAGTCCATAAAAATCTTTACTTTTACTTTTTGAAAGTTAAAATACTTTCATGAGTAAAAACAATAAAGAACAAGACTCAGATAAAAAAGTAGTTGGTTTATTTGGTGTACCTTTATTTGAAAAAAATTTTGTTTTTAAAGAAAAAGATAAATTAATTAAATACGCAAAAAATTTATCTGGTAGAAGATTTAGCAATATTGGTGGTTTTCAATCAAAAGATTTTGCAAAAAGCAACGAACCAGTTTATGCCGATTTTATTAGTCAAGTGCAAAAAGATGTAGGAGAGGCTGTGGGTATGTTTTTGCCTGGTAAGTTTCAAGTTATATGTAGAGGTTGTTGGATTAACGTAAATGGTAAAAATAATTGGAATGGTGAACATATACATCCTAGCTCTGATTTTACGTCAACAGTGTATTTAAAGGTACCAGAGAATAGTGGTAACTTATATATAAAAAACCCAGATACTATGAAGGAGAATAGTAATTTTTATAATAGCCCTATATTAGGATGGGATGGTTTATTTGCTAGATTAAAATACACACATTACCCAAAAGAAGATTCTATTGTAATTTTTCCTGCTTACTTACCACATTCTGTAGGTGCAAATGAAACTAATAAAGAAAGAATATCTATAAGTATGAATTTTGTTATAGAAAAAATTTGGGAAGAAGAAAAATAATTATCTGGTATAGCTTTAACCCTATATTTCATGTTATAATAATGAATAATTTACAAGGAGATAAATATGTGGGCTTTAGTAAATGCTGACGATAACAGTATTGTTGAAGTTATAAGTAATGCAAAACCTATTACTATTAATTCAGTAAAACATCCGAAAGGTATTTTTACACTTTGGTCAGAGTCCGAATTAAATACAATTGGTATATATACTGTTGAAGATGGAGCTACTGGAGATATTGATACACAAAACACCTCAGAACCTTCTTATGCTTTTAATTCTTCTAATAACAAAGTAGTACAATCTTATACAATAACGGAAAAAGATTTAAGTGAAGTAAAAAATACTTGTATAGCAAAAGCAAAAATTGAAGCCTTTGATAAAATGAAAGGTTTTGGTTGGATGGTTCAAAGAGTTACTATGGATAGTTCAAAAACCATTCCTTCAGATGTAACGAAATACTGTAATGATATTAGAACTGATTGTTCTGATATTATAACATCTATAAACAATTGCACAAGCACTGCTCAAATAAGAGCTTTACACACTGATACTGTTGATAGTGATGGAAAAGTTACAGAGGTTGCTCGTATAAATAGATGGAGTAGCGATTCAGCAGTAACAGGTTACAAAAGATAGGGCAGTTATATGCCTCTCAGTGAAATCAAAATAGCACCTGGTATTAACAAACAGGTTACTCCTACAGGAGCACAAGGTAAATGGGTTGATTGTGACAATGTTCGTTTTCGTTATGGGTATCCTGAAAAAATTGGTGGTTGGGAACAAACTACTACAGATACCTTAGTAGGTGTTACAAGAGCTACACATATTTGGGCTGACACCACAGGAAGAAGATTTATAGCCATTGGAACAAACAAAGCTTTGTTTGTTTATTACGATGGTAAGTTTTATGATATTACTCCAATTGGAGGAGCTTTAACTTCATGTACGTTTACATCTACGAATGGGTCAGCTGTAGTAACAGTGAACAAAGCTGGACATGGTTTAACAGAAGGTGATTTATTTTTATTTAGTAGTGTGACTTTACCTGGTGGAGGAGCAACTTCTTTTACTGGTGCTAATTTTACAACAAATACTTATCAAGTAATAACTGCTGAATCGGACACTTTTACAGTAACAATGCCTGTAAATGAAACAGGAACAGCAATGACAGCTGCTGGTAGTGCAACCGTTACTCCTTACTTTGGAGTAGGTGATGCTTTTCAAACAGCTGGATATGGTTTTGGTACAGGTAGGTATGGTGGTGAAACTTTTCCTCTTTCTTCTAATACATTAGACGGTGCTTTAAATAATGATAGTGCTGGAACTGGTGGATCAGGAACTTCTATAACTTTAGATTCAACTGCTAATTTCTCAGCTACTGGTGGTACAATATTAATAGAAAGTGAATTAATAACATATACTGGTGTAAGTAGTCCTAATCTTACTGGTATAACAAGGGGTGCTTTAGGAACTGCCACAGCATCTCATGGTGATGGAACAGAAGTAATAGAAGCATCAACCTATGCTGGTTGGGGACAAGCAACAGATTCTATTGTTACTATTTTAGAACCTGGTAACTGGTCTTTAGATAATTTTGGTGAGATATTAATAGGCACAATAAGAAATAATAAAAGTTTTCAGTGGAATCCTTCCGTATCAAACTCTTTAAACGAGAGAGCAACAGTAATATCAGGAGCACCAGAAAAAAGTGTTATGACTTTAGTTTCTGATAGAGATAGACATTTAATTCATTTAGGAACAGAACCAACTATAGCAAGTGGTACACAAGATAAAATGTTTATACGTTTTTCAGATCAAGAAAGTCTTTCAGATTACGCACCTACTTCTGTTAATACAGCAGGAACTTTAAGAATAGATAATGGAGCAAAAATAGTAGGAGGAGTAAATGCTGGTTCCTACAATTTAATTCTTACAGATACTTCTGCATACACTATGCGTTTTATTGGACCTCCTTTTACTTTTGGTATTGAACAAGCTGGAGCAAACTGTGGTTTAATATCACAACATGGTATTGTAGCTGTAAACGGTGTTGTATATTGGATGGGACAAGCTGGTGGTTTTTATTTATTTGATGGTACAGTTAAAAAAATACCATGTTCGGTAGAAGATTTTGTTTTTACTACCATTGATGAGGGGGATTTAGGTTTAAATTTTGATGCTTCAGATGTTATATTTGCTGGTTATAATTCTTTATTTGGAGAAATAAATTGGTTTTACCCATCTTCTTCAACAAACCAAATTAATAGGGTTGTGACTTATAATTACTTAGAGGGTGTATGGACTGTAGGCTCTCTTGCAAGAACAACCTACTACGATAAAACAGTTTTTGATAATCCTTATGCTACTGAATACAGTGAAAATGCTGTGCCAACTTTTCCTACAATACAAGGAGTTACAAATGTTAACGGATCTTCTACATTGTATGCTCACGAAAAAGGTAATAATCAAGTAAACAATACTGCAACAACACCTGTAATAGGAAGTATACAAAGTGGTGATTTTGAAGTAACAACACAAGATGGCATGGGTGAATTTTTTATTAAAGTAAGAAGATTTATACCAGATTTTAGAGCTCTTACTGGCAATGCACAAGTTACTATAAACTTAAAAGATTTTCCTAGTGATACAGAAGCTAGTAGTAGTTTAGGACCATTTACTATTTCATCCACAACACAAAAAGTTGATACAAGAGCAAGAGCAAGAGCAGCTAGTTTAAAAATAGAAAACACTACTACAAATGAAACATGGCGTTATGGAACTTTTAAAGCTGATACACAGATGGATGGTAGAAGATAATGGCAAAAATAATTACAAACATACCAGATCCAAAAACAGAATATAGTGTAGAGAACCAAAGATTAATAAACTTAGCTTTAAATCAAATAGTACAAAAGTTAAATACTTCTTACCAAGATGATATAAGTAAAGATCAACAATCTTTTGATTGGTTTATGTCATGAGTATACAATATAAAAATGTAGGTATTGATTTAAATAGCACTAATGCT